TACATTAGCAATTTCTGATGCACTGGACGGAATCTCTTTTGACATATCAAGAATATTCTGGCGCAGCATTGCGTACTCTTCTTCCGTTGCGTCAACCGTCTTTTTTACTCCAGCAAATGCAGATTCAAAATTAGAACCTGCAACAATAGATGCTGCCGCTGCTGCTGTAATAGCTGCAGCGGCAACGCCAGAAGCCGTCGCTATTGCTTTAAAACAATTCTGGCCAACTTTCATTGTCGCGTCAAAGCCTTTATCAAGGCTGGTAAAACTCTTATTAATTTCAGCAACATTAGCATTAAGTTGTGTTTTAGCCGTGGCGAGACTTGCAGTGTAGGACTTGTCAATTACGCCGGCTATTCTTATTGCTAGTTTGTACTCTTTTCCTGTCACTGCCAATCTCAATCACTTCCTTTATTATTTCTAATAATTCCTGCAATGTAAGCGAATTAAAATAATCTATGCCTGTTTTTAGTGCTATCGAAAGTTCTATAATCGTTCTTCTAAGCTGTGGTGCATCATTCGGGTTTATTCCGAGCCGAACAAAAACCCCAGTACAGCATTCTTAACCGCCATACTTTCACTTGCTGGAAGATTAGTAAAAAATTCAACAGGCTGTTTAGAACCCATTGCCGCAATCTCTGCAGCGTATTCAAGAGTAACTTCCGGCATTACATCAATGCTTCCACCTGATCTCCTCTTCATTCTGTTGTTAATCGTAATCATGTCCGACGCCTTTAAGTCTCTTAAGCCTCTTAAGTCAACTTCCTTATACTCAACCCTTTCAAACATATACGGCTTCTTAAGCTTAATTAACAGATCGTCTTTCTCTTCCTCTGAAACATCAGAAGCTACCACCTCGACGGCAGTAGCTTCTAAACTTACATCTTTTTTAATTGTTGATTCCATTAGCACTGTGACCTCACTTTCTCAAGTAAATCCTTTCCATTTACAGTAAATACAGAATTCAGCTTGTCATATTCGATAACTGTTTTCCCGTCAATCTCAATGAGAATGTAGAACAGTTCGAACTTAAGCTTTGCATCCATCTGTTTTCCTCTTTCCATCTTTCCAGGTTCAAAAGATTTGAAGCGTCCTCTTTCTACAATTCTCATGCTTGTATAATCAAGCGCTCCTGTTGATTTTACTGTAGACTGCTGCGACGCTCTGAATGTAATATCAACTGGCTGTGTAGGATCCATAAGGTCAAACATGTCGCTTTCAAGCACTGCAAAAGATAATTCCTGTTCCATAGAACTGAAATTGCCTACCATGCTCGTTTCATACTCTCCAAGAACTCCGGCTCCTGCCATAGTTTCTGTAATCGCATCAAAATTAGGTAATGTGTGACTACCTGAAATTCCAATAAGTTTATTTCCATTGTTATATACATTGAAATTATTAATAACCTCTGGTACATTTGCTATGCTCATAATTATTCACCTCCAAGCGCTGCTTCTAACATTGTTGGGTCGAACTCTAAGATATCTAAGATATATTCTGCTGGTGTATATGGTGCTATGTACTGTCTGAACACTACATTTCCATTAACAATATTACCTACAGGGTTATCCTCTTTGCTGTAAACAATCTTTGCTCCTGCGCACTTTCCCTGTGACACAAGGCTGTTCCCTCTTACATTCTCTGAATCAACTATAGATTCTACAAGTCTGTAATTACCTGGATCGTCAACCTTTTCAAGGTATGTTGCAATGAAGCTGTTTGAATACCAGTCAAAGAATCTTCTGCAGCAAATCCATCTATCCTTAGGATCTGTTGTGCCTGGGTATGCCGCTGTGTTATTTCCCCATGATCTATATGCACCGTTAAGATTTAACGCTGTAACAACGCCGACAGCGTTAAGTTCGTTAGCCTGAGTGATATCAAGGCATACTTCTGTGCCGTCATATATAACAGCAGCGCTCACCTTGATATCTTCATTTGATGGTGAGATATTAGGTACTGAACCATTGTTGTAATCTAACAGGCATGTCATAGCAGCATAAATTGCTGAATAATACATCACCTTGCCGCCATATGATACCATTGGCCATACAACAATATCTTCAGAAGCAAATCCGCTATCCTTCTTTACTTTCTCTACATCTGTGTACTTTGTTGCTTTCTTAGTATCAATATCAATTACAGCTCTGCATTTGAATAATCCGCTTAGCTTTTCCTCTTTAGCAGAAAGCGCAAGCCCAACAGACGGAATCTGTGACCAGCCCGGAGCGAGCAAAAAATTAACTCTTACTCCAAATGTAGGAAATACTCTTCTTGCAAGTTCAATTCCTGTCTCCTTGCCAGTTCCTGCATCATATGAACCAATAATATCAATATCTGTTACTGTACTTGGGTCAATTGCTTTCCCTGTCATTTTGACTTTAGATACAGCCTCTTTAATTACAGTAACAACTACATATCCTTTATCGTTGAATTCCACAGTGTAATCCGTATCTTTGACAAGTGGTGTACTTTCATTAGAAACAGTGAGCGTATCAAGTAAAATCCCTTTCTTAGTTGATACTGCCTGCTCTCCAATTACAGTAATTTCTTCCGAATAATCCGTTTTATGTTTGTCTGGATCAAGGACATTGCAGATTATTACAGGTGCTATTTTAAACACCTTGAAAAATGAATCCATTGCCTGACACAATGTATAATTCTCGTAATCATCTGAATATCCGACTGCAGCCTGTGCCTCTGCAAATGTATTACACAAAAACAATTTGTTTGTTGCTGCTCTCGGATCAGATGCCAGGTTAATCGGTGCCGTTCCGAAAATCACAGGAACTTCACCATCATTAACAGCCGGCGTTGGTACGCTTGTAGGGTTTTCTAAAACCGCTATTCCATGATTGTATGCCATTATTAAGCCTCCTTAAATTTATTCTTAACCTGGGTACATATTGTACTCAGCACGCTATTCTTTTCATTGAGTTTCTTCATTGCCTCCGGCATATCCTCAATTTTAACTAACAGCTTCGCCATTGCCGGGAATTCCTTTACGCATTCTTTAAGTCTGTCCGGCAGCACTCCTTCTTTGAATACAGTTGAATATCTGGCTACGCCTGATATTGTCGGTCCTATATACATTAAGTTGGCTTTCTGTTCTTCTTTTTTCTTAGCAGTAGTCGTCATAATGTGTCTCCTTTCTTACAAAGGCAAAATTAAAGGACAATGTACAAGCTCCGATAAAGAATGGATAATAATTATCCTCCTGTCGTAGCCAGTTCCATTGTCCGTCAAAGACTGCAATATTGCGCAAATTATTGTCTTTCGCAAATCGCTCATATATTTTTTGCAGTATATTCATAACGCTTATATGTCCTTCATTGTTCAGTCCGTCGTCCCATATACATACTATAAGCACTATATTTACTTTGTTAGGGTCTTCATAGTTTCCTGTATGACCTCCGCTGTTTAGTCTTACAATTATATAAGGCACCGGGATTTCACTTTCTTCTTCATCCATATATCCGTTATATTCTTCGTTATACTCCTCTGGAGGAGTATATTTTTGCATTGGTGTGTCCTGCATATACACATTTAAAGGAACCATGTCCCCTTTAGCATTCTTGTATTCATATCCCTTAAACATGTCTTTTAATTCATCAATAAGAGACATTTGTACTGTTAATGGTGTCATATTCCGCTCCTATCCAAGAAATCTCTGTATCTGCTGCTCAATATTTTTTTCTAATATTGAATACATCTGAGGTTGTACTATGCCATACACCCCTTTCTCATTGCCGAGCAATGTGGGTGTTGATGGTGAAAGCAATTCTTTTACAGCCTCTTTTTTATAGTTTGATTTCATTCTTTTACCAGGGACACGCTGTCCTATAGTAACATGGCCGCTCTTGAATCGAACAACAAATGCTTTGTATTTATCAAATGTCGCGCCCGGACGCAGGTACAGTCTCTTAGGGCTGTTGGCTCTGTTTACATTACCAGTATGACCAGTTCTTGGTCTGTTGTGTGGATTGTATGCTTTAGGAGATACGCGAAAATCGTACAATTCATTAACGCCACCAGTAGAAGTTATAAGGCCTTCAAGATTAGATACAGTAGCTCTCTTTGTGTCTAAAGTCTTGTCAACCTTTGTTTTCTTAATGTAGTATCTTTTATTAGCTTCTCCTGACAGAAGCTTGGTAGTTTCTTTTTCTGTAGAATTTATCGCAGATTTGAGAATTTGTTTACTTTTATCCTTAGACATACCAAGTGCATTCTCTATCTGCCTTAAATCGTCTACATCAACATTATACTGTATCATACCTTATTCGCCTCTAAGCTTATTGAGTATATTCCACCTTCATTGATTGCGTCTGATACTGTGTATGCTCTGCCGTCAAATATCATGCTTCGCCCAATAGCTGGCAATGGTCCAAAATCCCTGGCATTCACATAAAAAAGAATTTCCTTCAGATAAATTCCATCTCCGTAAAGACTTCGTTTATATTGATATCTTTTTTCCCTGTCTACCATCTCATTATTATCAATAATGCATAGCACCTTTTTTCCGTTGATATCATGTATTTCCGCAAATTCATTAATGTTCATAAATACCACTTTATTGTCATGTGCCAACTGTTCCTTGAAATTCATGCTATCTCCATTCTGCAGTTTCTGCTCTCAACCATGCCGCAATCATTTCTGGCTCATCAGTAGGCAATTTGTCTCCTAAACCATATCTGCGAGACTTGTATAAAATGTCGGTTTTAGCGTAAAGCCCCAGTTCAGGTGACGCGTCACGCAGAGTATCTTCTGCATTATCCTCTGTTATAACATCTTCAATACTGTCTTCTGTTATAACATCTTCAATACTGTCTTCTGTTACAGTATCTTCCAAAGGTTTGGCAGCGCTGGTTTTAGCGCTGCTCTTGATATCTTTCTTTGCTGCTGTCATATTGCCTCCTATCCGATATTCACAAGAATCGTGTTATCTTCCGCTGTAGAGTCATATGCTGCATATCCGGCTGGTACATTAGAACCTTCTGTAGCTGTGATTCCATTTCCGTCCCAGTATACTGCTGTACCCTGCTGAATCTCTGCTGAATCTGTTTTATCAAACTTAAAAACATTCTTAACATGAATAGAACCAACCTCTCCCGGTCTAATATCCATTCCAGCAATTGCTATTCTTGTCTTGAGGCTTACAACAGAACCTGCTTCGATTGTATCAGATGTTCCATTCTTGTAATCAAGGTCTTCACCTCTCTGCCAATATATTGCTTTAGACATATTTCTTTTCCTCCTCTCCATTACTTAATAGGATTCTGTATAACCTTTCCCGGATTCTTAACAGCACCTCTATAATCAAGTACTGCAATGCCCCAATCAAGGTAAATATCCCAACCGATACTAAGTTTTCCAATCTGTTCAGCTCTTCTTATGATAGGCGTCTTATTGCCATTAAGGTAATCAACCTGTATAAAGTCAACATCATCTTTGTTTCCTATAAGGAACCATGGCATTGTATTTCCCAATCCACCACATAAAACATTAATAGTAGCATCTTCTACGATATCAATAGATTTAGCATATCTGTAAAGTGGATTTACAGCCTGTGTGTTGCCCTCTGTGTTAATGGTTGGACTATTGAATAATGCATACATTTCAAACGCCATTCCGACAGGGACAACGATAGTTGCCGGTCTGATAACAATAACTTCACCTTCCTGGTCGGTCTGTGACTGTAATGCAAGCATCATAGCCTGTACCGATTCCATAGTAACTCCTGTTCCTGTTGTTATTATGTTACCGTGTGTCTTATCAAATAATTTCACTCCGTCGTATATAGCAGGTGAATTTACAAGAATCTGATAGCACTGCTTATTAATAGTCTTCTTTGCCGCTTTAGAGTATCTTGATGGTAAGCCTATTATAAGATCAATATCATCATTGATAAACGCCTGTCTTGTTAATGAGAACTGACGGCCATAGGTCTTAAGCTGTCTCTGTGGAAGCTTTGTATCAGTTCTAGAATCTGCCTTAAGTTCTCCGTTTTCAGGAACTTCAAGGAATTCACCAGCAGAACCGGCGATATAGTAATGATCAGTTTTCTTAAAATCTTTTAATGAGCCTTCTCTCGCCCAGGTGTCAAATGTAGCTGCTGCCTTGTTATAGCCTTCCTTGATAGATTTATTGATTGCATCATCAAGAATAGCTGGGAATGCTGCTGTTGGATTAGCAAAATCTCTCTGTGCATAATCGTACAAATCATCAGCGCTCATTCTCATATATCTACCTCTTTCGTCTGCACTTGAAGCTTCGATATATAAATCTCTAAGTGACATTCCCCTTAAATCTCTTGCACCGTCCGCCGGCTTTTCAACATTTAATCCCGCTCTAAGCAAGAGTGCATCAGAAGCTGCCGCTCTGAACTTATCTTCTTCTGCTGCCGTAACATCTGCACTGCCTCTCTGGCTGATAGGTGAACCATTTTCAATCATAGAATTCATGATTGCTTCCCTTACGCTGTCAACCGAATTTCCTCCCGATATGTAGCCTTCCATAACTGTATCATCAACGCCAAGCGAGCGACACATTCTTGTTATTTCTGCGCATCTGCTTCTTTCAAGTGAAATGTCATTCTCTGGTGTTGATACACTGCCTGATCTAGTGCCTTCCTGGTTAGCAGGTGGTGTTGTTCCAGTCTCTGGCTGTCCTCCGGCAGATGGCTGTTCGTCTGCTGCCGCTGCAATCTGTCTTGTTAAATTATCAAATTCTGTCTGTTCCTGTGCAGATAATTCTCTGTGTTCGCTTCTTGCTAACGAGAGAAGTTCCTGCTGTCTTAGAATCATTTGTCTAAGATTCATAATCCTTTACCTCCTGTTAATATAAGATTTTCATTTATCTGGAGCTGCCTCTCGTTATAATAGAAGCTGCTTACTCCCTCTGTCTCATAGGCTCTGCCTACTCCAACCGTTTCATCAGCCGGAATGCTTACAATAGAAATCTCAAACGGCGTCCATTTTTTAGCAATTTTACATGGTCCTTTAAATCTTCCATCAGAAGATACCGCCCCGTCCTGCACATTCTCTATAACCGAAATGTTGTATCCAACTGATACTCCTCTCAAGGTTTTATTAAGCACTTTCTGATATATCTTTTCCGCCTCGTCGTCTGTGTCAAACTCAATCTGTGCATGTCCTCTGTTGTCTTCGACCCACGCTTTTAAAACCTTTCCTACAATCACATCTCTGTTATGGTTAAATAAAACGACGCCAATTGAATTTAACCTTGTTAAATCAACCGCGCCGTCCGCATGTGATAATATTTCATTGCCAAAATATCTCATATAAGGCTTTTCTGACGAAAACGATAACTCAAATTTTCTTTCGTTTCCTTCCCCTTCAATCTGCCTAATATTACAATCCGTAATAGAACGCTCAAGATATTCATTCTTTTTTCTGTATTCCAAATATAACACCTCCCATGTCTATTCCTTTTTCATTGCCATAATTAAGAACTTCTGCCATATCGTCTATCTGGTCTTTCCAGTCGCGTCCGTTCTCCGCTGCAATCTGTTTGAATGTCTTCTGACCTGTCATTAATGCCACTTTATTAGCATTAGATTCCTTAGCCGGATCTATCCACGGCTTAGGTTCCTTTATCCATTCATGGTCGAAATAACTATCTTTGTTCTCCCAGAATCCGGATACATTGATAGTTCCTGATAGCACCAATGAAATTACAAATGTTTCGTATATCTCATCTATAATTTCTTTTATCAATTCAACATCTTCCTGATATGTAAGGTCGTCCTCAATAATATTCTGTCTGGCTGATGAATATGTGCTTTCAGCCATATCTCTACTAGTTGCTTCGTAGCTTAAGCCCTGACTTGCGCTTATCATTCTCTGTTCCAGCTTCGTGTAGCTTGTGGCATCTGCGCTTTGTCCTGCAGGACTGGCAACCTGGATTTCATCGCCGGCATTAAGTTCTTTCATCATGCCAGGAGCGATTGTCTTTCCTTCATAACTCATGCGTTTTCCATCTGCCCCTGTTCCTCTGCCAATACTCCCGTTCAGTCCTTGAGTAGGAAGCATTCTCTTGATGAATACTGCAAAGCAAGCTAATATTCTCTCCTTAACCGATACAGCCGTAATGAATTCGTTCACATCACGAATTCTAGGGATAGTTGGTGCCATATCCGATATCTCCCTTAGTTGTGATGGTCTTTTTTTGCTGAAATAGAATATAACATTTTTAGCTTCAACATATACCGGAGTACTTAAGTTGTATCCGTCAATGTCGTATTGTTTTATAAAATACCCGACAGGTGCGTTGTAAGCATTGTATTCTATGCCTCCAACAACCTTATTCCCTTTGTTTTTCGGTGCTGTCGCCATTGTGTCTAATTCGTCAACTTCAATCACCTGCAGCTTGAACGGTATCATTCCAGTGTTGGTGTATCTCTTGATGAATAGGATTCCGCCGTCTACCTTTTTCCTGTTCACAGCCATTCTAAGCATCTGATTAAGGCTCTGTGTCTGCGTAACATCACAGTTCTGTTTTTTACACCACTTTTTCCAAGCTCTTTCAATCTGCTTATTAAGTTCTGCGTCCGGAGTCTTTGCTTGTAATATAAATCCGCTGCCTATGATATTTCTCTTCCAGGCAGATGTGATGGAATTCATAATATCGCTATTTCTTTCAAGGTCTCTGGCTCTTGCCCTGATAGTATCTCTGCTGTATCTGTCAGTTATTTCCGCCGATTCATTCGTAACATTCCAATTTCTGTTATTATGCTCATACGAACCTGCATCATAACTATCTAATGATCTCAAGCCATCAGCGGCAATTTTATATATTTCTCTTTCATATGCAGCCTTAGGAGATATTGCTGCAACAATACTGTCTATAAATCCCATATGCTACCTTCCACTAAATTCTGCAACATAGCAGTCGTCGAACAATCCGTTATTGTTCTGGGCCGCAAGCTGCGCCGTTAAATCGTTTTTTATATCATACAATTGCTTCAAGTCTGCACGCGTTAAACTCTTAGAGCCTATCTTGTAGCTCTGACCACCGCTGGCAATCGCATTAATAGCGCCATTCACATTGTCAAGCATTTCCTTTGTTGAATTATCTGCCATAATGTTCCTCCTATCGGTCTAACCAATTGTCATTTTCTGTAATCCATTGTTCCTCCGGCGGCTTATATTCAGGAACTGATACATCTTCCTCTTTCATCAAATGAAGCTGTCTAACGCCTAATATATCTGCTGCCGCTGCGTTATACACTTCTGTATCCAGATAGTGATTATCTGCATGACTTGTTTTTAACTGCCAGACTTTCTTAACAGTGTTGCCATGTTTGACATTAACCTTATGCTCGGCTGTAACCTGTTTTGCATATTCCATATCGCAACCAGAATACACCATCCAGCTTCCACGCCCGTTGTCTCTCTGCATTCGTCCAGCAATCATGTCTTTATAAGCGCCACTGTCTACAAGTACAAGTGTTGTACCCATAGCCCGGCTGTCAGTCCTGTTTATTTTGCTCAATTTATAATTTGATAGCTGTGCATGAGAAGAACCCTTCACCGGTAATGCATAATCGGAATGTGTCGCGCAAAAGTCGTACACAATATCTGTTTGGTCTCCTGAATCAACCAGGCATAAATTAACAATCATAGGCTCGCCGTTCTCATTGAGATATTCAGCGTTCATAATGTTATCAATATCATTGAATGATAGAACCTGACCGTGTGCAATATTCTGACTGGTGAGATAATCCCCCCAGGCTCTTATTGACCAGTACAGTGAGGTTTCCTGAACATCTACTCCACCAGTTAATATTTTCGCCCATGAAGGAACAACATACTCTGGCAGTTCTGTCTGCCTCTCAAGTACAAGTTCTGCACTTGTCTTAAGTTTTGTATCTTCCCACGGTTCAGCCAGCCATGAGTTTACAAAATTCTGAAATAGATCCGGGTCGTCTTTTGTTGTAAGGAATTCTTTCACAATATCAGCCCATCTTACGAAAGGGCTGTACAATGTGTTAATCCAAAATGCAACAGAACGGACATATTGAGTATTATGGCGTACTATGCGCCATTCTCCATGCCGTATCATATTGTTTTTATCTGCATCAGTTATTGCGCAGCCGCATTCCTGGCATATATAAGTTGCAAATTCCGCTCTATCGGCATAAGTCATTCCTTCTTCGTCCGGAAATCTGATATTAGAAAACTTAAGTTCTATGTACTCCCCGCAATGAGGGCATGGAACAAAATAATGTTTTTCTATATCTGCGCTTTCCTTTTCTTTCCAGATATGGCCAGTCTTAAGAGTTGGCGTGCTTGTTATATATATTTTCTTGTCATGGAATGTTTTCGTTCTCTCTGTCGCAAGTTTAATAGGATCAGCTTCCTTGCCACTGGTTCCCGGATATTTGTCAACCTCGTCCATCAACACGAAACGAATAGGTTTACTCGCTAAACCTGATGGAGAATTAGAACCAGCCAATGTTAAGTACATGCCGTCAAACTGTAATTCAAGAAGCTGTGAATTTTCATCAAACCTTCTTGCCAGTTCTGGTGTCGCCCTTAACATTGGCTGTAATCTGTTTTCTGATATTGATTTAGCAAGTGTTTCTGTAGGATAGACAATCATTGTTGGTGCCGGGTCCTGCATAACAATATAGCCAATCATATTCTGTAAAGCTTCTGTTCCGCCCACCTGAGTAGGCTTAACAAATATGATTTTAGATGTTTCGTAATTGTTGAACTCGTCCATAACGCCTGTAAGATATGGCGTTATATCATTATTCCACGGTCCTGGTATTGCAGACGATTTAGAGTCAAGCATTCTATATTTTCCCGCCCATTCAGAGACCGTGATTTGTTCAGGCGGCAGCATTAATTGCAAGGCGTCGTATTGATACTGGGTTACAGATAGTTTCTTAGGCTTCCTCATCATTTTCCCGTTCCACAACAGCAGATACAACGAAACTATTAAGCAGCCTCTTTACCTCCTGTTGCATTTCGTTTTCAATACGCCTTAATTCTGTCGGTTCAACAGAACCGGCAACCTGCCATGCAATCTTGTTAGGAAGGGATAATGCAAATTTTTTGAAGGCAACAAAAAAGCGGCTATAGTCAAGTTTAACCTCTTCAACGGTTATATACTTTCCTGCCGCAATATCTGTACGCAACACATGTAAATCTCTTTGAGATTCTTTCAGCGCTATTTCAACTTTTAATTTCTGTTCCTTCAATTCCGCTTCACCTTTAGATGTTGCTTTGCCATTTGCCTTGTCGGAAAGGTACTTGATATAAGTCTTAACTGTCTCGTCTTTCTCATATCGTCTTCCCCTCTCTCCCTTAACCTGAACGCTGGATATTACCCCGTCCTGTGTAAGCTGCTGAATTCTGCGCACAGTTACACCGAACAATTCTGCAATTTCTTTTGATTCGCATAATTCTTTTTTTCTTGGTCTTCCTGCCGTAGTAATCAGCCCCTTTTATATTTTTTCACAATATCAAAATATCATGAACACTAGTGCTATTGCGTGCTAACATGCATTTTTTACCCCATTGCGTAACGAAATGCGAAATTATTTTTTGATTTTATCGGCGGAATTAATGCGCCTTTCTCTGACCCGCATAGGGGGTGGGGCTGGGTAGTACCTACGCACTTTCAATCTAACCTTTTTAGTAGTCGTGTAGTCGCTTTGAGCCGGATCGGAGAGCCTCCGGAGGCTTGAGGCTGTGCCGTCTGCTGCCATGCCTGGCTTCTGTGTGTCTGGCTGCTGTTATGTGGTGGTTGCTGTCCTTGTCCCTTCTGCGTCTGCTGCTGTCTCCGGCCGTGTCTTCTCTCTTCCTGTCTTCCTTGTCTGCTGCCAGGTCTCCCGCTTGTGCCTAGCTGCTGCCGTTATAGATCCATAGAAACAGAAAGAGCAGACAGAAAAGGTGCTTGACCTTCTTTGTCTGCTCTGTGTATATCGTTTATAGTTTTGTAAGTGTGGCTGATGCCGTCTCTCTTCCTGGTTCTCTTTCTCTTCCTTGCTTCCTGATTATATGGTGGAGCTGTCGCCGTCTGCTGTTGTGTCTGGCTTCTGTGTGTCTGGCTGCTGCTGTTCCTAGTTGTGTTCTCTGCTGCTCTTCTTCTGCTGTGCTTTGTCCTCTCCGGTATATAGGCCAGGGCGGAGCTTATGCCGTGAGGCTGTGCCGTCTGCTGTTATCCTGAGGTTGTGAAGGTAGAGAGGAGACAGGGATATTATAGAATTTAAAAAGGCGGCAATGATGCCGCCCTTGAATTTCTGGATTAATTCCAGTCAATATTGTTATGGTCTATCAATTCCCCGCTGTCCTCTTTCGCTTCCTCAATTGCTTTTATTTCGTCCTGGGTTGGCTTATCTTCTGGTATGAATTTAACAACGACCTTGTATATTGTATCAATGTCTTCATCAGGTATTAAGTCAATAATATTTTTTAATAAGTCTTTGCTCATTTTCTGCACCTCCTAAACTCTTTTATATGCTTGTCCTCTTGGTAAAATATTATTAATTATTATTGATTCGTCTTCAATCGTAAATAATACGCGAATATCCCCAACTCTAAGCCTGTATTCTTTGTCATACCCTGATAATTTCTTTACATCTCCAAGTGGGAGCTTTTCAATAGCTTCTTTTAGCCTGTTCTTTGTTGGCTTATCGCAAGTATTAATATATTTTACCGCCTGCTTTTTGTATTGTATATGCATTTGCTTTCTCCTTTCTGCCTATCGGCTTATTGTCTTTCAGCAATTGCATATTATTCTATTTTTAGAATATTGTCAATAATATTTTATTTTTTCTTGATCTGTTGGTATTACTTCGATTATATCCCCAGGCTGGCACTTGCACATAATACATATTTTGTTTAGTGTTTCTAATGTGATGCTTTTACCTGCTTTTATATTCTGGACTGTCTGCGCCGGTAGTAGCTTCTCGCCTTGAATTCTTGCTTGATTGAAGCCGTGTTCTTTTAGTTTTTGGAATACATCAACTTTGTATTTTATCATTGCGCCGTCTCCTTTCTCTTGGTTCTGTATTAATAGTATTATATGCATTTTTAAAAGTCAATTAAAATTATTCTAAAATTTGAATAAAAACGCTTGACAATATTCTAATATTAGATTATTTTATAATCAACAACAGGAAAGGAAGCCCGGAGGGGCTAAGGTGAAATGATATGAGAGACGCAATCAAGAAGTTAGAGAATAACGGTTATTATATAGATAACCAATTTGACGGATTCTTTGGAACTATTGAAAACGAATATGAATTATATAAAGGTGATGAGGTTGTAAAGGATCATTTAAACGATGCGCAGGTTATAGAATTTGCTAATACACTTTAGGAGGTGGATATTATGAGACAGTACAAAGGTTATTACATAGACGGGATACATTTCAAGAATAAAGAACAGATTGACGAATTTATAAAGGCTAAGGCTGTAGAGTCTTACAAGACAGCCTGCAGATTGTTTTTAAGAGATTTCTCTTTTGAAGCTTCTTGCTTCTGTGCTGATCAGGCGGACAGATTGCATACTTTAGGTTTTACCTGGGAAGAGATAGAACAATTTGAAACAGAGGCGGGGATTTAATTCCCCGCCTTTTCTTTAAATGATATTTCGAGTGTACAGCCTACGGCATCAAGAGCGGCCGCGAGGTCCTCCAATGATAAACGCTTGTTGTTAAATTTATTATTTAATTGTTGAGGAGTTGACAGTCCTATTAATTCAGAAGCCCTCTTCATTGTGAAGCCTTTTGATTTCAGCAGCGTTTTATAATTATCTTTTATCTGGTTGTTGTCTATGTAGTCAAATGTCATTTTATAATTCATGTTATATGTTCCCCTTTCTCTTGATATAAACCATATTAATTTATTTTGTGCGTAAAGTCAAACGAAAATAATTTATTTTATGTATTGACAACTAAATTAAAATGGTTTATATTGCAGATAAAGATAAACGAAATTCATTTACGGAGGTATTAATTATGAGATATTTTAAGAATGTTAGAAGTTATAAGGAATTAAAAGAGACTTACAGAGATTTACTTAAGAAGAATCACCCAGACAACGGCGGAAATCTTGAGACAATGCAGGAGATCAATCAGGAATACGATATCGCATTCAGAATCTGGAAGAATAAGGACCAGACAATTACAGAAGAGGAGAAGAAAGAGACCGCTCAGGGTACAAGAAGAAACTTTTATACAGCTTTTGGTTGGGAGGGAAGCCGTTACGATTCCAATTTAACACTTAAGGAAATCGCTGTTATTGTTCGTAAGTATGTAAAAGAGAAATACCCAACTTGCAAATTTAGCGTAAGAACTTCATATGCTTCTATGTGTCAGGAGTTGCATGTTGAGATCAAAGAGTTTGCCGATAAAATGTACAAGACAGCGGAGGATTTAAGAGCCGAGGGTCTTCATGAGGTTGTAGACGGTTGGGATAGATACAGAGATAATGTTAGCGATATGATGAAGAAGCTTAGAGCTAACGGATATTTTAATCTTGATTGCTGGCTTGATGAAGATGTATACAACGCATACGAAAAAGCCGTTGCAGATAGCACATTTTACGCTATCAAAAGTGATTATTTCCAGAGTGTTATTGATGATGTTGACGCATTTGTTAAGTCATACAATTACGAAGATTGCGACGGCCAGATTGATTATTTTAATGTTAATTTTTATTATTTCGGTTGCAAATTTGATAGTTGTGTACAGGTTGAAAAGGTTGCAAGAATCAAGAGTGCAGCCGCAACACCTGCAACTACTCCAGAACAGCCGGAGCAGATAAGCACAAGCGGAGAGGCTTACACAATCCAGGAATCACAGCACACAAAGACCGGCGAAAAAATATATCTTGTTAAGTGGCTTGATAATCTCAGTCGTGACAATTATATAAAGCTTAACAATGAGATTAAGAAGCTGGGCGGCTACTATTCAAAATTTACACATAGCTTTATCTTCAAAGAAGATCCAAGCGAAGCATTGAAGGAGGTAAGAATCGCATGATAGATATTTGTAATAAAAAAACCCCTTGTTGTGGGTGTCCTGATGCGGACACCTGCACAAAGGAGAGGCAGGAAAATTTATTTAAGGAGTTGTTCACAAAATATGGCTCTTATTCTGAATCGCCGGCAGAGCGCACAATACATATTTTTGAGAATCACCCGTCAAAAATATATACATGTGATGAAGTTGTGCGGAACATGGTCAGAGCTGATGCAGATATCCAAAGGCTTGAAAAAAATATTGCAATGCTTAAGGCTTACAAGATGGGGCTTGTTAATAGATATAATTATCTTGCTACTTCCCCAACCCGTGAAAAAATATTATTGCAGCGTGTCAAAAAATACGGCGGTAAAGTTGCGTATTATATAATATTTTACTCTGTAAATCTTACGGACGGCCACGAAGTGGAAAAAGACCGGCTTACATTTGCCGGATCAGAAAGGCGCCAGGCATTCAAAAAATTTGAAGAGCTAGCAAAGGAACACAGCAGCGCAGTTTTTGAAAAAGATGTTGCTAAAAAATCATGGGAATAAAAATATTTTAAGAAAGGCGCGCCAGATGGCGCGAAGGTGAAAAAATATGAGAAAGTATGAAGTTTTAAGAAAAGATGTTGAAATTAAGTATGCAGAAAGAAAGAGTTTAAAACCTGGTTGTGCTGTTGGTGCGCTTGATGTAGTGCCTGAAACAATAGGATCATTTGACACTCCGGAAGAAGCAGAAAAAGAGCTTTCAAAATATAAAACGAGTATTCAGGAATTAAGCAACTCAGGCGGTGCTTATTTCGCCGTGAGTGAATATTATATTGAATCAAACGAATATGATTCCGACGGGCTTTTTGTAGATAGCGACGGCGTCAAAAAAGTTTCCGACATGAAAATTGAAGTCATTGAAAAATCATCATATAAAACCGTGTTCACATGCAGCGCATATGAAGAAGCTGAAAAATTTATTTCTGATTATGCCGGTGATAATGAGTTGTTTATGTCGTTTTTATAATAAATATAGCCCGCACCGGCGGGCTTTTTATTATCTGCTGCCATATGTCTATTTATTTTCAAGCAGGACATGCGACCATGTATCTCGGCATACATGCGACTATGTACCCAGGCTGTCAAAAACTGCTGCCAATTATCTGGTTAAGCCCGGTCAAAAAATTATCCAAAAATCCTGTCACAAAAAATCTCCCCGTATTCTGATTTTATGCGGATTTCTTAACATTTCCCTGTACTTTTCTACATTTTATTAACAAAATCCCTCTCGCATTCTGATTTTATGCGTGTTAAGCCCGAATTTTTAACACGAAAAAGGACGGGCTTTTGTAGTCCGTCCTCTAAGAGGGTAAATCGTGCAGTTTTGATATCCATATCAGTCATGATTATATTAACATTCTGTGCGGTGCTATGGTGTGCTATTTATGTTTTTTTAAAATTTTTTCTATGATCTGCATGCAGTCTTCAGATGTAAGCCCGTCACAAAATTTTCCTTGTGCCGTTTCCGGAGTCTGGTTCTCTCTGTAGTCACAAAGTTTTAATAGCCCGCCGTCGCAAAAAATTTCTAACATAGGCTTTTTAAATCCTGCGCGTTGCTCTATATCGATTTGCATTTCATATTTACCCCAGATAATATCCGGATAATCACGGTTAAAATTAAAAAAATACGGGTATCCTGCTTCTTTTAACATTTTTTCAAGATAAAAAATATGCTGATACTCTCTGTGTTTTTCACAAATAGTCATATTATCCATATATTCTTTTCTCCATAATCTTTTTATGTTCCATAACAATCATTTGCACTCTGGCGAATTCTAACAAAGTATACAGACCGTTACGCCAATACTGAGTAGCCGGCGTCTTTGATAACATTTCCATTTTGCATATATCAGCCCAGCCCTGGCGGTCTATGTATTTTCTTTCTAAAATGGCGCGTTCTGTTGTATTCTCTCCCAGATAAGATATAACATCATCAACCCTCAAATATGCCTTAGTACATTCTTTTATTGACTCTTTGATTCTTGTCTGAATTTCATCAAGCTGTAAAGGCAGAGAGGCGGCGCCGAGGTTTTCTCCTGAACCCCTCGGCATTCCATCATTAACCGGCGCATTAAGAGGCATATCAAATTCTCTTATAATGTCCTGTTCCCTTGCTTCTAATGCGTGTTTTCTGTTAATGCATACTCTATATTGCTTCAAAAAATCATCAAGAATTCTTGCCTCGTCTGAAAGCCCTTTTGTCTTATCCATGTTTGCTCCTATTCTGACAGGTAATACAATTTACCGCCTATATACTGTATTTGCTTAAGACTTTTCTCCTTGTTGTCAAAATCTTTTATGTAAATATCTCTCTCGGCCAGTTCGTTGATTAGTAGTTGGATGCTCTGGCATATTGTCAGGGTTGGAACGCCTGCAAACTCATTCCGTCTCTCCTTTACTTTTCTTGTCCTGTTCAACTTTTTCCTCCTGCATCTTTTTATATTGTTTTTGCATGCTCTTCAAAATCTTTTCTTCTGCCCTGCGTTCTGCAACTTCTTCTGCAGCTTTTATCTGTCTTTCTTCCGGATTGCAATGAACCACAATATGAGACTGCAGAACTACTTGTGCCGCCTGCATAGATAAAACATCATTCTTGCACCGCTTGCGTGCCTGTTCAAATGCTATACAATATACATCTGCACATTCTCTTGTGAATTTTTCGTCTATCATACTTTACTCCCTGCGCTTTGTTGCCTTTTCTTCAAGTTTTCTTACAATGCTCCTGGCTACTCCCAGTCCGAATCTGTATCCCGTTCTTGCATTCTCTGCTATTTCAGAATTCTTCTGTATATTAACAATTTCTTCCGCTATGGCCAGACTGCAGTCTGTAGCAAAACCTTGTATTGCACACACAGCAACCTTTTCATCAGGGTGTTGCATATAATATATCTTGTCCTCTATGTCTTTAAGAATAGCTGTCAGTTCTCCTTCCTCTTCAACTGTTGAACACGCTTCCTGCTCCCTTGCAATTGCAGAGCGGAGCAGCATATATTCTCTGTCATTAAATGGCCCTTCCACACTTACACCTCTCTCTCTATAATCATGTCACATGCCAGCGCGTATCCATATTCCTGATTTGCACCGCATGACTTTTCCCAGCCTTTAAGCATATATATTTGATCACACATTTTTAACATAGTAATTGACATTTGCATGAATTCCTTGTATGTGGTATCAGGAGGCATGCATTTCAATATTCTGGCTGGATTCATTACACTGTATCCCTGCTCTTTTAATCGTTTCTCTGCATCACAAAATCTTTCCATGTAATGGTCAACATTCGTTATAGGTCCGCTAATATATATTCTGCTCATTCTGTTCTCCTATTTAAAAAATTTTTCATCATACATCATTACGCCGTCTTGGCTATATACTTGTATTCTTCTCTCATAATCTTTATATTCTCCGTCACAATTTGTAACAAAGTCGCATGAGGTGCATGCAACAAATGATGCGTCCATAGGGCAATCATCAGATCTAATGCTTTTTGCGGATAACCTGCCATTCCTCTTAATTGTGTAGTCCCGCGTAAATTGCATTAAGTTACTAAATTGTAACTTGCTGCCAGCTCTTCCTTATCAAGAATTTCTAAAATATAATACTGCTTATCCGGCAAAGCTCCCCACTCCGGTCTCCCTTTTCCAATTCTTAATTTACATCTTGCTTTTATTGCTTTAGAATCCTTGCTATATCCATTACGGAAAATAATCTCCCGATACTCTTCTTTCTTCTCACCTGAAAGAATCATATCAAACCATCTCTTCTGAATTGGTAATGTTAGCATTATGATTCACCTGCCTTTACTATTTCTAATGCATTTGTCACGCCCATCGAATATCCTTTAGCAAAGTCAAATTGTGTTTGGTTTTCTCTCGCACATCTTTCCTTATCTTGTTTAGCTAATATTAATTCTTCCGTCAATCGTTTTACAACCTTTTCAAAACATGTAACTTCATTGACATCATGATAGACTGCTTTGCTGTTTAAAAATGCTGTTTTAAACATTTCGGCAATCTCCTTCTCGTCAACTCCGCACAAACTAGGAACATTTCTACTCATATCCCCAATGATTCTTATAAAGAAATCTTCAAATTTATCCTGCATAAAATGTATTTCAAATTCCTCTGGTATTTCTATTATTAATTTCATTTTTTATACTCCTTCTAATTCATGTATACATTCCGTCTGCTGCCACACTCTTAGAGCATTGCTCACACCTTTAATTTATTTAATATTTCCGCAGCCGATTCCAAATCGTTTGTTTCAACTGCTTCAAGATATTTATTTTCTAATCTTTTATGGTATCCAATTGCTTCGGATCGTGTCATTTTCTTCAAATATGTATCCGCATAAGTGCCTGTAGGGACTGCCGGCAATTGTTTTGTAACTTTATCCCGGCTAGATTCTGTAGGCATATTCTTAATAGTATCTATAACCATTTTCCTATATGCCTGTATTGCATCTTGCATTAATGTGGCAAAATCGTCTAAATCAACATTTTCTCCAAGTATTTCTTCTACAGGAAGGTCAAATGTAATATTTGTTCCTGTACTATTTAGCTTGTTTATAAGCTGTTCCCTGCTGATTAAATCTTTCATGTTTCCTCTTGGCAGACTTTCAGACTCACACTTTATTATCTTGATTGCTTTTTTCAGCCCTATGACAAAATAATCACTTTCTTCTGGTTCTTGTAGCGGACCAAGTTCCGCGCATGTGTCAAGATCTGCATATGAAAGTTTTTTCTCCTCATCTAACTGTTGCAAAACTTCATTAACATCATAGGCTGTTGGCGTATTGTTAATCATATTAGCAACATCTATTTCAGAAAAACACAATTTGTCAGGCTGTCTTAAATGTCCTGGATCGATAAAATCAATTAACTTATCCGCATCAATTAGTCTCATTTTCCCCTCCTATGTCATCTATTGCTCTTGAATATTCATCATAGAGATTGTCATCATTAACACACATATTTATTAAGCAATACAAATATCCCTGAGCATATTCTATGCTGCACTGTTTTGTCTTAATTTTATTTTTTAAAATTATGTATTCGGACTTAAAATCCTTGCCTGTGACTTCTGCCGTTCCTGTTTCTTTCATTTTTTCGAAGTAAAATTTTATTGGCTCTCGTTTTTCCTGAACCATACCAAACCTCACAGCGATATTGTAAGTACACACATCCCTTTTTAGCCTGTCTGGTATTTTTTGTAGTTGTTCCCTAAATGTCTCTAAATCCATCGTTGCCTTGTATCGATTGCAAGAGCCGCAAGCTGGCATCATATTGCTTATATCGTGTACATCTATACCCGTAAATTCTTCGGTATGCTCATAATTTCTTAAACAATGAAGATGGTCTACATTAAATCCTTTTTCCGGTATCTCACAGCCACAATATGCACAATGGCCATTGTATTTTTGATACACAATTTTTCTGATCTTTTTAGGAATAGTTTTCCGCATTATCTATTCTCCTATTTCAATAATAGCTTTATTTTCAGTGTCATAAATACATAATTTACCGTTTTCTGAATAATACGGCGCCATATATCCGTAGCCGGCACGTCCATTGCGCTCATTAAATATCACATAAATAATATGTGTCTTAGAGTAATAATACAGATCATTCTCACCCTCAATTTCAATCAATTTTGAATGTTTATCATAGTCTTTAAAGTCAGCTCTTGTATAGGTACACCCTACCATTCCCACGCATAATGCCAAACCTAATATAACCACTAAAAATTTCTTCTTCATAGATTATTCTCCTTATAATTTAAACACTTGTTACCTCTCAATTAATCCACTTAACAACCGTATCTCCTTTATAACCCTTTTCCCAGATAAACCATGCATACGCAACGGCTGAACCTCCGCCGGCTTTCATTTTTTCAAATTCAGCATTCTTCGCACATAGTAGCCTTCCGCTTGAAACATATATTACCCTGGGTGGATTCTCGTCAAATAATTTTCTTCTTGCTTTTCCTTCCAAAAATTGAAGCTTTAAAAACATTGCAATCTTTATTCCCTGGATAGAAATATCAAGAGCATGTTCGACGAATTCCATCGCAAATTTATATGGAGGGTTGGTTATTATATCCATTGCATTCATGTGAGTTGTCTTAAGAAAATCTTCAATTACAGTTCCTTCATATCCACGATTAATCAAATCTGTGCTATGTACTGTGTATCCATTTTCCTTAAGAACATCAGAAATGTGACCCCCCCCACATGCACATTCCCATATATTTGAAGAAAATTTCTCTTTTTCTAACAAAAGTTCTGTTGCATGTGGTTCTGTCGCGTAATAATCATTTTTCTGTCTTTCCTTTTCCGTGTGATTAGACGCCCCTAAGGTCTTGTAAATGCTGTTCCCGTTTCCTGTCCAGTCTTTCATTCTTTTGCCTCTTCAAGTAAGATTCCTGCATTTTCTTTCATGTACTGGCTAACTTTCATGTATCCTTCCGTATTATTTTTTGTAGAAAATCCACGGAATTTTACTCTTGCCGGATATGCGTCTTTGACTATATCTCCGTCTAATGCTAAAACAATGGACCAGCCAAATGTATGTAAAATCATATTAATCCACCACAGCATTCCGCATTCTCTGAACTGCTGCCATGTAGAACGCTTTACTTCTTCCGATTTCACATCTTCTGTGACCGTCTTGGTAATCTTTTCGATTGATGTTATTTCGTTAAAATCAGCTTCATCACTAGTATTCAGGTATAACATTACTGCAGTGTTATTTATTAAATCAACGCTGCTTCCGTCTTCTCTTGTTATGCGCCACATATCTTTACCTCCTGACATCAAAATTTTTGCTTGCACTCACTAACTCCTCATACGGAGGCAACATTTTTAACCAGGCATTAACATGTAATCCCTTTGATTCACAAGGCGTCTTTTCGTTTCTTAAGTAAAAATGTCCTTCGCCGTCCTTATCAATTTCATATCTTCCTGCCATTACTATATATTGATCAGAGAATGATAATAAAAGGTTAGGAACATTGTAGAATTCACTCGGAGCTTTTTCTGTTACCGGAGTCCATGTCAAGTATCCTATTTCGTCTAAGTCTTCATAAGCCTGCAGTTTTTCTCTTAATCTGGCCATAGCCCATAAGTTACGATAAAACACAGCTAATAATCCTACTGTACTATCTATTTCATACTGAAGCATAGAACCCATATATTCCTCAAATTCTTCATCTGATAAATCAGTTAAATCTACATTGCAAATATCTTTCATAAGATTTCTTACAAGCTGCCTACTGTCAATGTCTAAATTGTAATCTCTGTATCTGGCGTTACACTTTCCATCTGCATAGCAACAATTATGTGCTAATTCCATCATTGACATTTCCTCAACCTTTTTGTGAGTTGTTAATCTACTCATACACCCTCCCATTTATTATCTTTCTTAGTTCCGTCCTCGTTATAATCTCTTGTGGACTTATAAAAATTGCATTTACCATCTTCGCATGCTGAACAGTACAGCTTCCGTAATGCCCTGCATTCTCTATGTTTTATCTGAATGAAAATGCAATCTGTCTTTGCTATTCCCATTTATTTCTCCTCTCTGTCTATTATGTATCTGATAATTTTGATGATATAGCATACAACCAGGAGAAAACCTGCTGTCACTGCACAGCCTATAGGAATAAGCGCCATTAAAATTAAAAATTCTTTCATTGTTACCTCTTTTTCTTGGCAGATTTTACCTTTGCATTTAACTTAACCGTAAGTATGCCAGCCTTTGTTCGTTCCGCCTCATCAGATCTGAATCCTTTTCTTGATAATTGCAAAAGTTCCGAACCATCAACAAGCGCCAGATTGGATATATCGCAATTGTCCTTGTTATTATCAAGAAATATAATCTTTTTTCCTTTGGGAATAGGACCATTGTATTTCTCCCAGGTTGCCCGGTGAACAAATTCAAATCGTTCTCTCTGGCTGCCTTCCTCCTTAACTTTCCTTATCAGGTACCCGTCCGTAGTATGAGTATATTCACCAACTTTCATGTGATTAGCCGGGACATTGCCTTTCTTGAACATAGTACCCTTGCATTTCTCATATTGTTCTTTACTCATATGCTTACCCTTGTTGTAAGGAACATTACCTTTTGGGAATCTACCGTCATTACTGCAGCGCAAGTTATTTCTTGCCATGTATCCTTTGCACATTGCATATGTTAATTCTATCCCAAAATGTTCAGACACCATCTTTGCAATCTCATTTTTAGTTCTTCCCGGAGTAATGCTGCGGATATATTCCCGCATTTCCGGAGGATATTTAAGAGAACGCCCTTTAGGAAATCCTGGGGTTGTTCCGCTTTTAATGTGGTATCTATTTTTCGCTCCCTTGATATTGTCCTCGGTGAATATTATTCCGTACTTTTCTTCAAAGCCTTGCTGCTTAATTAACTCAGTCACCTGTTTTGTTGTTCTTCCTGGCACATTATCATGCAGCCATCTGACAACTTCCTCCGGCCACTTCATTACTTACTCCCCCCCCTGATGAGGACGAACCTCAAGCATTTCAGGAATCGCCTTTGGTCTGTCATATCCATATTCGTCCATGTGCTGCATAGCTTTGAACTGCAGTTCTCCGGTTCTGATAATCTGCTCACTTACCTTTGCCATTGCTTCCGATCTCCTGATTTCTGAATCAAGTTCGTCTCCTGTTAAATCTTCATCTCCCAGCTTATCAAGCTGTTCAAATAAATAATTGTTTAAGTCTCCTAATGTGTTCTTCACGACTTGCCCTCCTTGATTAAATATAGTTTTTCCCAAATGCCCGCATCCACTCATCATGTCCGTGTATATCCTCAAATTTCTTTTGAGCAATGCAGATTAATTTCAAATCCGTTTCCCGGCAGTTATGTACTGCCTTTTTGCCTGTTCTATGGTCCTTAGGGCAAAGATACACGGTCAATCCGTACTTCTCGGACATTTTGCGATTAGCTGTACCATGCATAACATGATGTTTTTCAAGTCCACCGGAAGGAAGTTGTATGTATATACCATTTTCTTCCGCTTCCAGGCGGCATAAAAAGCATTCTTTAGTGTTCTGTAATATGCTTGCGCTCATGTTCTCCTTTCTCCTCCCATAGTGGGAGGACTGTTGCCAGATTAATAGTTACTGTGATATATACTTAGATAAATAAGTATCATGTAGATAGTTTTGGAGTAAAATGCTACTCCAATTCTGATTTTATGCGGGTTTGCGTCTTTTTGACCTTTTAAAATGTAGTCGGATTCTGGCATTCGTATAATTCCCGCTTAAGTTTTGCAATATGTCCTGTTACTTCTGTGAGGTTGTAAACTCTCATGTTCGTATTTTCTACGGTATTATTGGGGCTATAAGATATAATCGCCTCACGAAGCCATTCAAGTCTGTCAAGTTTCTCTTTGATTTGTTCTTCCTTATACCCTGACATATTCCGCCTCCATCTTTTTAAGCTCATGATCAATCCATTTGCTGAATTCATGTTCTTTTTCATCAGACCAGCTTATGTTGTGCATTCTGCTCACATTTAAGTACTGCTGCCATAATTCAGCATTTTTGACCTGTCTTCCATTAGATTTCACCCAGTTATTCTTAGCCCACTGTTGCGGCCATGCATTACGACATGAGTTAAGTACATGCTCATTAGATGTATTAATGCAGATATCGCACCCTTTGTTAAACCTCATAAGTGCGTGAACAATAGCTGTAAGTGCAAGCTGATTCTCTGTTGTATTTTCCAATGTTCCCTTACCGCTCCTGATGCACTCTTTGTCTTTGATACAGGCTTTTATCACATACATATAACTTGCATGTTTCTTTATTGCGGGTCCTCTAGCTGATATCCCTATGTATATGTTTACCTTTATCACTTTGTCGCCTCCTGAATTTTACTTCATAATACTTAAATCCTAATTCTGATGTTCCGCAGACTTCCGAACCTACTACCATGTAATATCCCTGGTCTTCCCATTTTCTGATAGTGTTCTTTCTTGTTTTACCAGCGAATGTTGAAGCATTTACAACTGTTTTAATAATTACCGGCTTTTTTAAGTTACGGGAAGAATTCCAGCGCTTGCCTATTCTCCCTCCTAATGCCTGTTCGGTTTTATTCGCATACTTTACAAAGTATTCTGCTATTCGTGTATAATCGTTGTCACTGTCAAGTGGCTTAATGTCAACATGTCCTTTTCGCCAGCATTTCTTTAAAATCTGCATATCGCATATATCCATAATCATATGAATATGGTGCGCACCTTTCTTTCCTACTTCCTTGACATATATATATTTTAGTGGTGCTATACCTTTGAACTCCTTGCGGAGATTTTTTAGCAGGTTGCGTATATCGTTATTCATTTCTTCCACAGTGGGTGGCCTTTTATCCTTTGCATAGGTGAATGTAACAAGCATTCCTGTATCGTCCCGCCAATTCGTGTTCATTGACGCTGCCAGTTTTCTCGTCGCTGCCCTCTCATTGATAAGCCTCTGTATCTCTGTTGTAGGCTTCTCTCTATTCTCTCTTTTTTCACCCTTACAGTTATATCTAAGGGTATGATATCTCCTTATCGTTACCACGCTACCTGCCACACATATCTCTTTTACATATGGCATATTAAAAATGTCTCTCCTGGTTCTTAAGTTAATTATTTCAATCAAGTTTTTATGCGGCTTTGACCGCATTTATTTTTGCTTTTAAAAATCCATAATTTAATTGATTTTCTTGACTTTATTAATACAATAGAATATAATGTATTTAAGTCGTTACACGGCTTGTCTATCTTGGTTTGAGCTGCTCTCCGGCAGCTCTTTTTTATTCCGTTTTATCGTCCGTGACCTTATATTCTCTCCTGACATGAATTCTCTCGTCATTATCCAGATACACACTGTAAGTAACTCCCCCATCTTTAATGGTGAGCCTGTCAAATTCACTTTTCATAATAGGTCTTACTGAAGACTTCAATACTTCTCCTATATATTCACTATCCGCAGCCTCAAGACATCTGGCTTCTGCTTTCCTTACGCGTCTTTCAACATTCCACCATGCTCTTGAAGCTTCGCATTTACATATTTTCGTTGCTTCTTCATTAAGAAATGCGCTGAAATCCTCGTCCCTGCCTTCATATTCTTTCGCCACATCATCTTCAACAGTGACCATTCCCTGTTGCTGGCAATATAAGCAGTATCCTGTATATGTACTCTTTGTTCCCATTTCTCCAACCCTTTCTATATGTGTTAAAAATGCATTATTACCAAACTTTGCTTCCGTATATTCCGGTGTTTCATGAGGAACACTGACTTTGATGTTATAGACAGTGTTATAATTCACTACATTAACCGGAGCGACAGGATCATATGTAAAAGCCTTTATTGTCATTTCCACTAACAGACATGTACCTATCAGAAGTGGTATTATCTCTAATAATTTCTTCATGATTACCTCATTTGCAGTTCTTCCGTTTTCATGCTTCTTGCAAATTGCGCCGCTGCATTGTACAGGCGCTTTTCTCTCTGTTCTCTTTCCTCCGGAGTCAATATAGGAGAGTGAACATTGACCACGCTGCCGTCCTCATATACGGTAGTATTTTTTAAAACATACTCCATGTGCCGTCTCCTTGATTCTTTAATACAATTTATTAATTACCTGAATGTCCTTATTACCACCAGTTCCCAGCGGCATCGTAATGAAACCATGTTCCGGATTCGTATCTGATACACATAACTTCTTTACTTTCTGGCCACACTTCCTTAATCTCTCCATGTGGCCAGACTTCATATGCTTTCTTGTGTCTTTCAGACAGCCTTTTAGCAGTCTCCAGAGCTTTCTCCGGATTCTTATATCTTTTCTTTTTCATTATGCAATCACCTTTTCTTTCTCCTTCTGCTGTCTTTCAGACATAACGGCCATTCCCTCGCCTACGCCAAGAAGATACAGCTTCTGGCTGTCTGGCAGTCTTGGAACAATCTCTGCTAAAGATTCAATTATCTGCTTCTCCTGTACTGTCAACATAAAATCACTTCCTTTCGTATACTTGTTGTATCCCCTCTGCTATAATGTTTTCACTGGGAACCGCCATTCCCTAGTACATATGAGAGGAGGATACATTATGGATAAAACTGCTATAGAAGAGGCTCTTAACCAATTCGTCAGCAATGCACACCCAAGCAACGCCAGTTCAAATGCTCCGGCTACTGTTGGGGATATCAATAGGCTAATCGAGGCAACCACAACTCTTGTTGTTAATATTCTTAACGCTCTCGATTAGTTTTAGTGGCTGTCGCCTTGTTTGCGGCAGCCGTTTCCATTCCTATAAACAACCACTCCAGCTTGTATGCCGCGCTTGTGATTTTTTTAGATGCTTTTTGCATTCTTGAACAAATATCCGCTACCCTTTTATCTTTAAAGTCAATCATGCATGGCATTTCCATCTGTCACTCCTCCTTCCTGAGCAGTTTCTAACTTCTTAAGTTCATCAACGCATTCCTTGTACTCTTCCAGAGCTTCTTCAATTTCCTTTATGCAGGCTTCGCATTCTTCTGTTTTAATAAATACATTCGCTTCCATGCTGCTCCTTTCTGCACTAGCTTTTTAATTTTTTCCTTTTCTTTCCTCCTCTGTTATAATGAACTCACTGGGAACTGCCATTCCCTAGTACGTATGAGAGGAGGGGTTATAATGTGGTTCTATCGCTCTCCTGTTGGACTAATGAATATACGCTATGTAGATAGCAAATATAGGTTGTACATAAACGACATTTGCTACAGCGTATACACATCACCCATTCTTGCGGCTGATAGTGTAGTCACATTCACAACGGGCTGTTATGAATGGGACAGTCTTGACGGCGAATACTATGACTATCCGTCAGACCTTTCAGATTGGGAACATCACTAATTTTCAGAGGCAGTATCATTTTTTGATGCTGCTTCTTTTATTGCATTCTTAATTTTTTTCGCATACTTATTCCCCAATGATATAAACTGTTGGCTGTGTTTGTCTGACACTTTTCTGGTATTAACAATCAATTCTATGTTCACATCTCCTATGCTGTAATATGTTGCATATACAGTTCTGCCAGATCTTTCAGATTCGTAAATATCATTTTCTTTGTCATATGTTCTTATGTCCTCGGAAAAATATGTGCTGACTGATAATAAATACAGCGAATACTGTTCAGATAAATTTTCTGCGTTAATCAGTACACTTACATTCGCTCCTGATGGAAGCTGCATATCTCTGATGATTCTTAATCGTGATAATGGCTTTATTTCATTTCCGCAATTATCTTCTTTCTTATACTTAATTGTAACTTCCTTCCCGGTATCGTCTGGCCAGTTTGTGTTCATAAGTTTTTCTAATTTTTCTTTATCTCTCATCACTGCTCCTTTCTGCACCAGCTTTTTTATTTTCAACAACATTCTCTGTTGCTGTTAGCACAATAATAAGTCCTATCAACACATTTGTCAATAGCTTTTTCGTCTTTTTAGGACTTTTTGTTGCTGTTAGCACTTTTTTGTTGACATTTAGTGTTTTTGGTTGTATTCTATTCCCAGAAAGGAGGTCTTACATCTTTGAACGAGAGAATAAAGAAGCTGAGGCGAACCTTAGACTTAACTCAACAGGAATTTGCCGATAAGATAGGTATAAAAAGGAATTCCTTAGCCAATTACGAGACTGGCAGAAATACTCCAATAGACGCTATAGTAGTTTCTATATGTAGAGAATTCAATGTAAATGAGGAATGGCTGCGCAACGGCACTGGCGAAATGTTCTTGCCTGTTGACAGGAATGCGGATATTGCCAGACTGACTAAGCAGCTTCTTGATGAGGAATCAGACTCTTTTAAGAACAGGCTTATTTCGATACTTTCTAATTTAAGTGTTGAAGAATGGCAGTACCTGGAGAAGAGAGCAAAAGAATTGTGTGGTATTGATGATTTACATAATTCCAAGTAAAAGAATAGCCGGGCTTTTTCACCCGGCTAATTATTAGACAGCTTCGCCTAATAGTTCTCTGATAAGTACATATATGTATCTGAGATATCTCTCTTCATTAATGTTACTTACCATTTTGATTATTTGGTTTTTATAATCCATATGCATGTCCCCCTTTTCTGTACTATAACATTAATGCAATAATTTTTGTCATTTTTGCATAATATTTCCAGAATTATGGAAATTTACTTATAATCGCTATCGAAAAGGTCTGTTATTCTAACATCAAGGGCTTTTGCAATGGCTTCCAGTTCCGCCATGGTAGGAGAAACTTTTTCATTTTCAATATTATTAAGAGTACTCTTGCTTATACCTGTCATTTGTGACAGTTTAACAAGCGATATTCTCTTATCGTTTCGTGCCTGCCAGGTAAGGATTTTCATTTTCACCTCCTGTGCTTATTATGCACAAGGATAGGTTAAATTAATAATATCAGGGTAAAAATAAAAAGCCCCTGTTTGCAGACAGAGACTTTTTATCCGACCAAGCATAAGAGGTATCTAAAAACAAAAAGATTTCCCTTATGGTATAATCGCCTTAAGCAAGCTATATTATACCATTTTAGACACCTTCCATGCAAGGTGTTATTTTTATACCCTTTTTTCAATATATTTAATTAAGGAGTGGTTATAATATGGCTGATTTTGAACATGTAATTATCTATTTGAGAAAGTCCCGGTCAGATGATCCGGCAACTACCGTTGAGGAAGTGCTTTCCCGGCATGAGAACATATTGCAGGAATACGCCGTAAGAGAATGGGGTGCGCGCATTCCGGAAGACAGAATATACAGAGAGGTTGTGTCCGGAGAGACAATTAAGGACCGTCCTGTTATGCAGCATGTAATGAAGATATTAGAGACAGGTTTGGTGTCAGGCGTGCTTGTTGTTGAGCCACAAAGATTGTCCCGTGGTGACCTGCAGGATTGTGGCCACATAATCAATTCTCTTCGATACACCAACACTGCAGTAATTACGCCGCCTAAGACATATGACTTATCTGACGAGTACGACAGAAAATTCTTCGAGATGGAATTGACGCGTGGTAATGATTATCTGGAATACACAAAGAAGATTCTTAATCGTGGCCGCATTGCTTCTGTTAAAGCCGGTAACTTCATTGGTAATTCTGCGCCATACGGATATAGAAAAATCTGCGTCGGCACAGGAAAAGAAAAATATTACACTCTTGAGATTGTTCCTGAGGAAGCAGAAGCCATCAGGCTTATGTTTGATTTATATGTTAATAAAGATTACGGTTTTAGGAATATCGCACATGCGCTTGATATGGCTGGCTATAAACCAAGACGCTCCGCTGAATGGAGTCCTGCTGCCATATCCTGCATGATTGCCAATGAAACCTATATCGGAAGAGTTGTCTGGAACAGAAGAAAGACTATTAAGAAATGGGAGAATGATACCATTGTCAGGACGCGCCCTCGTCAAAGTGAATATATAAGTGTTCCTGGTAAGCACCCGGCAATAATAAGTGATGAATTATTCTATGCTGCAAAGGCAAAGCGTAACAGAACGCCAAGAATCAAGAGGTATGTCCAGCTTTTAAATCCTCTTGCCGGATTGTTATATTGCGGAACATGCGGACACGCAATGTCAAGAAAGCGTACTGTTGATAAAAAGTATGGATCCGTGTCTGTTTCCTTTTTGTGTAATAATCAATCAAACTGCCATACTAAATCAGTTATGTATGATGCAGTCATTGACAGGGTAAAGGAAACTCTAAGACAGTCCATTGAAGATTTTGAAGTCAAGGTAAATAATAAAGACGAAACAGACATTGCATATCATAGAGCAATGATTGCTAACCTTAAAGGTGAATTAAAGAAATTAAAAGAAAAAGATATGAGGCAGAAAGACGCCTATGAGGACGGTATATACACCAAAGAAGAATTTGTTGTGCGTAATGCAAAACTTGCTGAACAGATATCAATTGCACAACTGAAGCTTGATGAAGCAGAGTCTTCCACAACACAGCTGGTAGATTATCAGGAACGCCTGGTGCGCTTCCGTGAATGTCTTGAAGCACTTGACGACGACACTATATCCGCCGCTGACAAGAACACACTTCTAAAATCATGTATCGACAAAATCATGTATTATAATGACAGTCCTTCCCTTCCAGGAATAGGACGATATGTTGATAATCCCTTTAGATTAGAGATTTTCCTGAAACTGTAAACCCGCAGTTTCAGGGGATTTTCAACCACATACAACATCAATGTTCTAATTCTTCTGTGCCTATATCAGTCAACAGCCCGGCAACCTCCCTGTATGGCATGGAATATCTCTGTGACAGATATCTCATTGATGCTCCAAGCTCACCATCTGGTCCACCATACTTCAATAAGATATACTGTTTTTCTACCTATTTATATGTGTATGCTATCACAATTCAATAATGTAATTTAAAGTAATGTAATAAATAAGCTATAAAATGATAGGATACAGCTACATATTATCTGTATCCCTATCATTTTACACTTCTTAATATTCTCTATTCACCTTGGATTCATTTATGTATGGATCTGGGATGTTCCAGTACGCTCTACATTCAGGTCCATTTACAAGCCACGTTTTACCTATCTTCTGTGTATTAAGTAAACGTTCCTGCTGGCATGCTTGCTTAATAGCACTTTCTGTTACAGTTCCATCGAGAATTTCTACTGCTTCTTTTATCTCTAACATTTCTGAGTTATAAAAGAATTTCTGCTTAATTAACTCCTGATCCAATTTATTTTCTTCATCTGAGAACTTTCTCTGTGGCTCAAGACCGAATCTCAAATCTTTAATGTCACTGTTATATATTTCCACCTTTAATTCTAAAGCGCTTTTAACCAAGTATTCATTTGCACCGCACATCTTAGATATATTAGTACACAAAACATCTGCAGCATCTTTATACTTAATTGTCATTTTATTGCCCGTAATAAGTCTGTCTATATCTCTCCATGTTTTACACTTTATTATGTTATGTCTTTCGCTGTACCTTGCACATAATATGTTTAACTTTGCCATCTTTTTTACAATTTCCATATTTGTCATAATTTCATTCTCCTTTATAATACATCATTTTTATTATTCCGTATTTTTTCTCTTACAACATATATGCCCTTTTTCTTATAGTCGTTATCGCCTATCCGCATTTATATAATAGTCGTTATCGCCTACTGTGTCAATAGTTTTTATAAATATTTTTGGACAATAAAAAAAGGGACATATCGCTTTTGCAATATGCCCCTTTTCAGCCTTGATTATAAAATTAATTAGGGAGTTTAAGTTCCATACCAGCATATAGCGGTGTACTAATATCCATATCGTTAAACTCTGCTAATTCAAGATATCTCGTACCGTCTCCCAATGCTCTTTCTGCAACCTGCCAGAAACCTTCCCCAGTTTCCACTGTAGTATATGTTACATCTTCTGTCTCATCTTCCTGTTCTTCTGGTGGTGTTTCATTAGGTTCATCATCATAATGGCCTGTAATACAATTATCATCTACAAATCCTGTTCCATCACCGATAAGGTAAGGGTGTCTAGTTCCTTTATATACATGTGTTATAACTCCATCTGTATAATACGGTGTTGCTCCATCTGTCCAGTCGCCGGCTGTATAATAGATTCTATTGTAACAAACGTGATTTCCTTCGTGGTACATTGTACCCACATCTTCTATATCTCTTTCTGGGATAGGTTCTTCTGGCTCATATTCCGGTGTATTAGCCTTTGCATAAGTATTAAATGTCTCTTCATTCATATAGATGTCTGTGTCTGTCCTTGCAGACGAACCATCTATGCAACCGTCCGCACTATCCTGCCAGATTTCAGCCCAATCTACCGGACAATTATCAGGTCCCCAGATAGCAAGCCACTTCTTATCTGTAAGTGCTTCCCTATCTAAGATATTAGAGAACCAGTCAAGGTTAGCATATGTGCCTACAACCTCAAAGCCAGCCGCCTTTAAATCATCCATAACGATCTGGCAATATCTAGTGTATGCTTCTCCATTAGTGCGAGGATCTTTGTTGTTTCTTACTTTGTATCCATCTGCATCTTCCATATCCAGATAAATACCTAATGCTGGATTATAGCCAGCAATCATTCTTAAGATATGTGCAGCTTCACTATGTGCCTCATCTTCGTTGAGCGCATAACTATAAAGATATACAGCATATGGTTTACCAATTCTTTCAAGCTCCTGCATATTTCTTACAGCCTGCTTATCGTCCTGTGATTCATAATTAGAGCCATATCCTACCCTAACAATTGCAAAATCAATTTGCTCCTTGATAATGTCCCAGTTAAGTGTTCCGTTGTTATCGCTGATATCAACTCCTCTAATACTCATATTATTTATCCTCCTGATTATCAATTGTTGTTTTCTGTTCTACCTGACTCTTTAAATTCTTAACAATAGGCTGCAAGAATGGTGGAAGTGTTACTCCAATGTCATTGATATTTTCTAATATGCTTATGATTTCGTTGCATATAAGCCAGATTGCTACGACACATGCTACAAGAAATGTAAAAGGCAATGTTATTCCAATAACACCTGCAGAATAAGAAAGGAGCTGGTCTACTATCACACCAACTCCCACCAAAAGCCACATACATATTTTCTTTGCAATCCCTCTTATTCCTTTATAACTATCTATCTGCTGCTTTCTAAATTTAGAAGCCGCAATACCTGTGAAATAATCTATTAGATTACATGTTACCAATAATAATACTGGAATTGCCAAAATTCCCAGGGCACTTAATATAATGCTCCACACCGCTGTTACAATTACTTTTAATTTTTCCATAAGTCAATATCCTTTCTGTTACTGGTGCAATTTCATTTTTTCCATTGTTATATGTTCACAAAACAGTAATAATATTAAATACGACGGTACAATTACTAAGGCAGCATTCGAAACTTAACTAAATATAAGTGAGCCTGTAATATAATCGTCTTTCTTAAATTCAGTAGTTGCCCACGCTCCTTTCTTCCCATCTTTTGTGTAGTATCTTGCAAAAGCATAATGTTTGTTTGCGGAACTATATAATAATGTCGTTCCATATCCAACCAGCTTTTGTCGAACTACACCTGCAGAATCATATGGAATATAATTACTTTCTAGTATTGTATTAAAATCAATGCTCATTTTTTCTAAAACTGATTCGACATCATAATATCCAGAAAAATTATTTAATGTAGAATCTGGTGTTTCAATTCTGGAAGCAAAGTATAAAATCCCTGTTTTAGTAGATTTGTTATAATAACAGTAGTTATATCCATATCCCTCAAAAGTACCATCACTCGCAATATTTTTACAAAAGCAGTTTTTAACGTCAATATTACTGTTTAGTGCACTTACCTCGCTTCTGAGATTCGCAATCATGTCATTGTTATCTTTAATTCCCTTATCCATTATGTTAAGGTTGGTTGGGTTCCACGGTGTTTGCCCCGTCCAACCTACTCTTTTGTAAGAAATAAATCCTGTTAAGCTCATAATTACATCTCCTTAAGTGCTGCCATCACCTCTGCTTCAAAATTAGCAAAATCTGTATCGCATTCTTCTTGATTCTCAATATATGCTCTTCTGTCTGCAATTCTCTTATTAATAGTTATCTCACCTGCGGAAGGTATGCTGGCTGAAAATGTAACTACAGCCTTTTCCTCTATAGAACTATTTCCATTCATTGATGTATTCTTTGTTGTATTTAACATATTGTTTTCCTTTCTACCGCTGTGCGGATTTATATTAATTATTTGCTATGTCTTTGACATAGTCTTCTAATTTCCACCATTCACCATGGTGCCTTATATAGTAATAACCCTCTATATAACAGTTATTTCCACTTATATCTACCGTACCAGCTGTCTCACTATGTCGTATCCAATCCATTAAGTTATAATATGCATCACCGCTTCTGATATAATAATAATCATCAACATATATTCCATCACGGCGAATGCTTACAGCATTTCTTGTTCCGTCTTCGTTTGACAGATTTATAAAATGTCCTTGTATTTTCAGATAGGCGCCAGTGCTACTTTTCATAAGGTATTCACCACCAATAAGAGTAGTGGTCATTGTAATACCTTCTTCAGTTACATTTACATTTTTAAATGTGCCTTCTAAATCAGCATTAACAGCTTTTAGCTTCTTACAGTCTATCGAACCATCTGCTGAAATAGTAGTATTAGTAGATGTAAGCGTGAACAGATTACCATTGATATTAACAGACTTATTACCACTAATATTAATTGTTCCACTTGCATTAAGTGTTATATCATCTGCAAT